TCGTCCTGAATACATCCATCCAATTTATCATAGTTATCCATAGATGGGACAAAAGAAAGTTTATTATTTTTCACAATGAAAACTTTTCCTGTTAAACTTCTCACTTTCCGAGTAATTTTATTAAAGAAAGTGTTAAACTTTTCATAGTCAATATATTGAAAGATTTCCAAATCAGCAGAAAGGCTATCAGTGTGGTAGAATAATAAACCCCTTTTATCTAAGAGTTTATTAATATTGGTGAGATAAAGATAAATAAGGATTTTCTTACAATCAGGAGTGAACTTGCCTAATAGTTGACAAGATTCAAGTAGATTAATATATTCTATTTGCCATGATTTGAAAAATTCTTCAAGAAGCATGAAATGGTATTGCATACATCAATATATCATAGAAGATGTTTATATTCTTCCTCTAGTTTTGTGGGAACCTTGCCTATCCTAACGTTCAAAATGGCATTGTAATACGTATCTTTAAGAATAGCATTTTCTTGAATTTGAAACCAAAGTTCTTCATATTTTAATTGCCATTGACATGTACACATCTTTAAAACTTCTCTTTTGAAGTTTTCTTTTCCATACTTTTCAATATCTTTTAGAAGTTCATTAGAAGAACCATAATAAGTTTCATAATCGGATTTCTTGATTACTGTTCTCTTACGTTTCGATCCTTTAAGAGGAGGAAGTTTTCTTTTTGATTGGAGTTTCTTGCAACCTAGATAATACTTCCTTTCACCTTCTAAGGCATTTAACCTTGTAATTTTATAAACAAAGCCGTACCAATTTTCTAATTCTTCTTCTGGCGGTAAATTTTCCCATGACATGAGAAATATTTAATTATTATTAACGAGATTTCTTTTTCTTCTTAAACTTAATACGACGTTGCATAGGACCAAGAACAGTAGGATTCCTTGGATCAGAAGTATCATATACCCCATCATTACCTAATACTGATGCAACACCCATTCCGCCATCACACTCTGACAGAATTTTCTTTACGAAATCGTTAAATTTTTTCATGATTATCAAATATTTACTAGAAATACGATATTCTATCCTTTATAGTATTTGAAATGGAAATTAAGACCAATGAATTGACCGAGAAGTATGCTAAGGAACTTGAGATTGATACCCAAGTGGATGCAACTAATCTCTTAGAAAAACAATACAGTGCCCCTAATATGCGCCACAAATGGCTTTACAGACGCACACAAGCAAAACAGCACATGTTACGCTTATATGATGCTAAAGAGGCTCTATTACAGCAAAAAATGCAAGGAAATGCATTACCTGTTAGCGTTCCTGCCTTAAAGAAAAAAGCAGAAGGAGATGTAGATATTCGTCAAATCAATCGTCAAATTCAAGATCAAGAAATTCTGGTAGAATACTTAGACGATGCGGTTAAACAACTTAACCAGATAGGTTTTGACTTTAGAAATTTAGTTGAGATGATGAAGATGGAAACATTATAAGATGACGAAAGAAGTTATTGATATTTCCTTTAAAAACAACAGCGGAGTTCTAAAATGTTCTCCTCATATTTTTAAATTAATTCGAGAAAAGTTTTCTGTTGTTAATCCTTCTTATATGGCAAGAAGATTCTCTCCAAGGAAATATATTATAACACCTTCTGGTGTTTTTCCCATTGGTCTTTGGGAAGAAATGGATAATTTTATTTCATCTCTACAAATTCCAGTACAGGTAAACGTTTCCGATGAATTTAAAAAAGTATTCTCGCCTACTTTTTCTAATTATAAATTAGAAAATATTGAAGGATTTACTTATTATGATCATCAGAAAGACACTATTAAAGAATTTTTAAAGAATGGCAGAGGCATTGGTTTGCTCTCGGTATCTTCGGGAAAATCGCTTCTGGCAGCAGGATTAATCAAAACCATTTTGAAATACAATCCAACCTTTCGTTGTCTCATTATCGTTCCAAATGTAGGACTTGTCAATCAACTTTTTAACTCTTTTCATAATGAGTTTAACCTTCCTATTATTTCTAGGTGGGGAGATGGTTTTGAACCTGATTGGAATTCCCCTGTCATTGTTGCCAATAGTCAAATTCTAATCTCTGACATCCCTTACACTGTTTCTAAAGTTAAAGACTTTGATATGGTTATTGTCGATGAAGTTCACACTTTAGGAGAAAAGAAAAATAAAATTAACAAAGTAGTTCATAATATGAACACTTCTCACCGTTTTGGTCTTACTGGAACATTACCTAATGGTTATCTAGCAATCTGGAATGTTATTGGTAAAATTGGACCCATTGTTTACGAATTCTCTTCTTATGAAGCTCGTAAAAAAGGCGTTGCTTCTGAAGTAGAAATTAAAGTCGTCCTTTGTAAACATCTTTCTTCTCCCGATAAACCTACCAAAGAAGAAGCATTTCTCCCTACGGCAAAATATATCAAAGAACAACAATTCATCTATTCTCATTCAGGAAGAAATGAAGTCATTCTTAAATTAGCAAATAAATTACAAGGAAATATTCTTATTCTAGTCGATGTAATCGATCATGGAGAAAGATTATTGAAACTTATTTCTGAAAATACTAAGAAGAAGGTTTATTTCATTCAAGGATCAATGGATACAGAAGACCGTATTGCCATTACTGAATTAATGGAAACTACTGATGATGTAGTTGTTGTAGGTATGTCCAAGATATTTTCCACTGGTATTTCTATCAAGAATCTTCCTTATGTAATCTTTGTATGTATTGGGAAAAGCGGTGTTCAGATTGCTCAATCTATTGGGCGTTCCATGCGCTTACATGAGAATAAATCCAAAGCAATTATCTATGATATTGCAGATAATACTGAATATTCCTTAGATCATCTTAAACAAAGATTACAAATTTATAGTAAGGAAAAGCTTCCTTTTAAAATAACAAAGATAACAATTTAAACCATGGCAAAAATCAACCTCGACTTAGACGATGAAATTGAACTAGATAATATTGAAGATATTGAACCAGTAATTATTGCTGCATATCTTGAAAATGATGATATTCCTATTGTAAAGAAAAAAAGAGAAAAGAAGAAAGAAACCGACATTTATGTTAAACCAGAAGAAATGTGGGAAGAGATTCGTAACTATTATCTGGCATTAGGAGATAATTATGATTGGAAGATTCAAAAGATAGTTGATAAAACGAAAGATTATCCTGCTTTTCCTTATAAACTTGCAACAATGATCAATGATATTGCAGATAGAATGGCATATCTTCCTAACTTTGTAAGATATTCATGGAAAGCAGAAATGATTGGCGATGCAATTCTTAAAATGGTTAAAGCGGTACGAGATTGTTCATTTAAAGGATATTCTACTGATAAGATTATTAAGAAAGATGAAAGTAATGGGATTCAATATTTTTATCATTTCGATAGAAGGCAGAAGATTCGTAAAAAGAAGATTCAGGAAGGAGCAGTATTTGAAATGAGAGCAGATGGAGAGTATATTACCTATAAGAGTGATGCATTTAATTACTTTACAGGAATTAGTGCCAATTCATTCATTAACCGTATCAAAAAAGAGAACTTAGCAAAACAAACTATTGATGCATATCAAGAAGAAGTATGGGAAGCAACATTATCAACAGAGAATTATACCAATGTGAGACGACCCAAAGTATTTTCTGATTCCGATCATGATGAGGTTGTTTACGAGAATTAACTAATGAAGTACCTAATTGTAGGAGATATACACGCCGGAAAGAAAACCCGTAACAGTCGTAACGGGGAAACTTTTCATAAAGTTTTAATCGATTATGCTCATTGGGTTAAAGATGTTGCCAATGAGCATGATATTAAGCGAATCGTACAGATGGGTGACGTTTTTGATAATAGAAATGCTATTTCTCTAGAGACATTAGAATGTGTTACCACCTTCTTTAATATTCTTGAAGAATTTCATATAGATATTACCTGCGGCAATCATGATGCATTATTGAATGATAATGCATCTATTAATTCCTTATCTCCTTTTAAAAAACACCCAAATATTACTGTTCATGATAAGGTAACTATTCAAGATGATACAGTATTTGCTGGATGGGGAGTCAAGTTAGATGATTTTCCCCCTTGTAAAATCTTTTTTGGACATATTGACACCATTGGATTTGAATTACAGAAGAATCGTATTGCTACTCATGGCTTTAAAGCTTCCGATCTAATGGATAAGGTATCAGGAGCAGTCTTTACAGGTCATTACCATCTTCCCCAAGTAAGACATTATTCAGGTAAGCCCTTATGTTACACTGGAAGTGCATTTAGTCTTGATTGGAACGATGAAGGAAGCACCAAATATGTATATATTCTTGATACTGATACCTTAGAAGTAGAGAAAATAGAGAATATTGTTTCTCCTCGATTTTATCATATTAATAATGAATCTCAATTAGGTTTAGTTCCTGGTAATTTTGTTTCTATTGATTATGTGATGGGAGAAGTTGGAGAAAAATGGAAGAGTAAAGTGTTAGCAATGAATCCCCTAGAGTTAAGAACTAATACTATTAGGGAAAAAGTGCAACAAATAGATAACAATGAAATTAAGGAATTTAAGGTTGTTGATATTAAAGAGACCTTGGGTAATTGGCCGATGGAGAATTTGACTAATTTATCAGAAGATTTGAAGAAAAAAGTTGCGCAAAAGTGTCAAATGATGTATGATCGTTTATCATGAGTGCAGGTAGAAAGAGCAATTCAAATAAAAAAGATTGGAATACACCGCCAAAATATATTCAACCTATTACTGAATTTTTTGGAGGACATATTGGATTAGACCCTTGTTCCAATGAACATTCTCTCGTGAATGCCGAAAGAGAATTTATTTTTCCCGACAAAAATGGATTAGTAGAAGAATGGGATGCCGAAACTATTTTCATAAATCCACCTTATGGTAGAAGTGAAGGAACTTCTTTATTAGATTGGATTGATAAGGGAATTGATGCTAATGAAAAATATAGATCAGAGCTGATTTATCTTATTCCTGTTGCAACAAATACTAAACATTTTAAAGAATTAATTTTTAAGAAATTTAATGCGGTATGTTTTCTAGCAGATACCAGACTTAAATTTTATAATAAAGGAATAGAAGACCCCAAGGGAGCACCGATGGCATGTTGCCTATGTTATCTTGGTAGAAGAACTTGGGATTTCGAACAGAAATTTATGAAATACGGAAAGATTTTTACCTTATGAATAACTGTAAAGCATGTAATGGAACAGGATTACAATGGATGGGCGACTTTTCCATTGGAACAGAATATCAAGACACTTGTTATTTGTGTGAGGGTAGGAAAGTGGTAGCCACTCCTATACAAGTGCATCATGTTCGAGATGATTTAGCTCTTGCCCAATGGGTATGGGAGGATATGTATCCCGAACGAAGAAAATTCAATCAATTAGAACCTGAAACTCGTAAAGAATGGGAGAAATTCGTTAGAACAACTATTAACTTTTACGAAGTATCAAAGATTTTACCATATTTTGAAGCTCAATGCGAAACTTATCAAAAAGAAAACGGGTAAAATCTTATAAAGAATTGCCTAAATGGCAATATAGAGATTCCGATAACCATCGAACGGTAGACGAATTAGAACATTTCAAGAAATTGTCTTTGGAATCTATGGAAAGACGCTTTAATTTCTTGAAAAGGTTCCGTAAAGATGATAAACTATTGTTATCCAAATGTCAGAAATTAATCGATTTAAAGAAGAAACTGCCGTAGTCATTATTACATGCAATCGTTCAGATTTTTGTAAAAACCTCGTCAATTCCATTAACCGTGATGCTGTTGCCAAAATCTATATCATCAATGCAGGTCAAGCCTATGACAACTATCCTCCTGATGTAGAGGTTCTTCAAGCTAGACGCAAAGTTCCTGTCGGAATTGCAAAGAATATGGGAATGCGCAAAGCCTCCCAAGACGGTTTTAAATACATCTTCCTTGCCGAAGATGACATCGTTATCAAAGATAATAAAGTATTTGAAGAATATATTCTTACTGCTGCTGATAGCGGATTATGGGCAGCACAACTATCTTATGGATTACATGGCGGAATTAGTGGAGGAAACGTCAATGACGATGGAACCCCCAAGAAACGGGCAACAGTTAAATATACCAATAAAGAAGTGGATATTTATACCTTCTCTTTTCAAGCATTTACATTGATTAGAGCAGATATGATTGAAGATGTTGGATATTTTGATGAGAGATATTTAAATGCGGCAGAACATCTGGCTCAACATCAAAAGATTTTCCTTAATGAACGCGGAACTCCTTTACTTTATCATGCTGATGTGTTAAACTCATTCCTATATATCTCTGATCAAGATGCAAACCATGAAAAATCTGTCATTAGAAATGATCCTGAATTCAAATCTAATTTTAGCTATTCTTGGCAACTCTTTAAAGAAACCTTCGGTTACTTTCCTCAAGATGCCCCAAGATTCTCCCAAGATGATGTTCTTGCTGCCTTAATTGATATTGAAAAACGTTTTGCCAACAAACAACTATTATCCTAATGAGTCGAGCACATGTAACTGTTCCAGGATTTTCCTCCTCTGCAATAATCCCTTCAGGAGAAGCATTTGAATTAGAAAATTATTCCTTTCTAAATTCAGAAATCATTAATAAATTTTCTCGATTTGAGGAATATAAGTTTCCCCAAGAACTTCTTATTCACCGAGATTTATTTTATAGTGCAGAAAGCATCTATTTTATGATCTTTAAGAAAGTTGCTTCCACTGTTTGTTTCAAAGTCTCTAAAAAGAACTTAGATAAAGTATTAGAATATATTTTAGAGCAAAATTATGGAATCTTTACTTGTACAAGTGATTCTCGTTACAATTCTAATGAAAATATTACATTTGTTAATCTTGCTAATGAAGCAACTATTCAATTAAGTGTTTCTACTGAACGTTCTTATGATGCAGATGATAATAAAACTTTCACCGTAAATGTTTATTATAATATCAATAATGGATATAAAGATAATATTGTAGAATTTCGTAATACTTTTGAGGTTAAGAAAGATACCAATCATAATATTCACTTATTTGAGAAGAATGAATATGGAGAAATGGTTCTTCGCCCTTATACAATCACAGGATTCGATCTTGATATTGATGAAAATTATGATGATAAATTTAAGGGTGTTCATGAAAATATTATAGATTGGGCACAAGATTTCTCTTTACAAAATAATAGAATTGCTCTTCTTCATGGAGAACCGGGTTCAGGTAAAACAAACTATATTAAGTATCTTCTTAATCAGTTACCCTCTGTAAGAAAGATTTATATTCCACCTTGTTATGTAGAAGCATTAAGTGATCCTGCCTTCCTTGGATTTATCAAACAATATTCAAATAGTTTACTTCTGATTGAAGATGCAGAGAAGGTGTTGATTTCTAGAGAACAAGATGAAACTAATTCTGCCATGAGTATTATTTTGAATTTATCTGATGGTATTATGGGTTCAGTATTAAATTTTAAGATTATTGCGACTTTTAATACTTCCGAAGATAAGATTGATGCTGCATTAAAACGCAGAGGAAGAATGTTCATCAAACATTTCTTTGA